TTATTCTTCAACAATATCCGTTGTGCCGAGCACCAAGCCAAAGCAGCGGCTGTCATCTGTGGTAGAAATATCCTTATACTTAGGATTTAAAGATATAAGCTTATCTCCGCCGTATTTTTTGACATAGCCCTTGCCGTCAACATCGAAAATACCTATCTGACCTATATCCACAGCAGGCTGCTTGCGAACAAGAAGATAATCCCCATTACTGAACTTAGGTTCCATACTGTCACCGTCAACACACAGAATAAAATCTGCCTTACGGCTCTCCGGGGTTAGAGGCACGCTTACCTTTTCCCAATGTTCGTAGTCTTCCAGCTCATCACCAAGACCTGCGGAAACGGGAGCATAATTTATGCTTATCTCAATGAGCTCATCTCTATTAGGCTCAGGCTTGTATGTGCACCGTTTATACTCAATATCAATAACAGCTGTTACCAGCTCCTTACCGTATTCGTCAAGAGTGCGGTATTTTTTTATGATTATGCCTTCTTGCTCTGTAAGCACTATGGGAGCATCGGCAACAGGCTCTTTGGCTCTGTCCATTGGCACATCATAACCCATTAGCCACGCTTCGCTGACATCAAAATACTTTGCCAAAACATATAGCCTGTCTTGTTTAGCTTCGAACTTGCCCGAAACATATTGGCTAATTGCAGATTTGGGTATTTTTGTATCACTTGAAACTTCGCTTTGCTTTTTTCCTCTAATTGCCATAATTTCTGATAAACGTTTAGCAAAAGTACTTTTCATTTGCCTCACCTCTTAAATAATAATATCATATCTTAAACTAAAATTCAAGAGGGCTTTGAAAAAAAGTTTAGAAAAATTGAAAAAAAGTATTGACAAGAAAGAATTAGCGTGGTATTATATAGTTAGTTCAGAAATGTTGAACGCAAAACAATAGGAGGTGATTACATTGTCTTGGGATTATAGCAAACTCAATGGTAAAATAGTTGAGAAATGTGGCACTCAGACGGTTTTTGCTGAAAAGATAGGGCTTTCAGAACGCAGCGTATCACTGAAACTCAACGGAAAAATCGGCTGGAAGCAGCAAGAAATTGCTAAAGCCTGTGATATCCTTGATATACGCAAAAACGATATTGCAGCTTATTTTTTTACTCCAACAGTTCAGAAATCCTAAACATAAACTTTCCAACCACTGAAAGAATGAAAGGAAGTGAGAAAATGGAGAACAAATCTAACTTTACAGCCACGGAAGCAAAAAATCTCCTCTGGGAACATATAAAAATGCTCTCAGAGGAGGCGAAAAGGGAGCATACAGCTGAGGGGCTTGACAGATTAACGGCTGCCATCTGCAACGCTCTGCTTGCTCTCTTCAATCTGTGACTTTTGATGCTTGGCATCAAATAACGCCTTTTGAGCCAATATCTTCAATGCGCAACTATTGTTAACACGAAGCTCACAAGAGGTTATACAGCCACACCAATTTTTTATGTCCTTACCATTACTCATAAAAGGACAGAAACTCATTTATATCCCCCCCTTCACTGTAAATTGTCATCATTATACAGCGTAAGAGGTGGGTTGTCAAGGAGGTGAGAAAATGATCAAACTAGTTATCAGAGGTAAGGAAATAACTCACATACGTGCCCTGCACATATCCGTATCGAGCGGCGAATTTAGCAATTATGTAATCTATGGCGACCCTCAAGACGGATTTCAGGAAGAGCATGTACTTGCTTTCAGTGATGATGATATTGACGAGCTGGTTATCAAGGCTGAAAAGTAAGATAGCCCCTGCCGATAACAGGAGCTATCTCGGTTCAGTTACAAAAGATCATAGTCTTCAAGTATGCTTACCGCATAATTACGCTTTAGTCCAAAACCGTAATAATAGATATTAGCATTACCCATTGCGCAGAAGTCAGATATTTCTTCCCGTGATACATTTGGAAAATCTGTAAATTTAAATGACACGGCGCTTTCAATATTCTGACCTGACTTAATCCTTTGAACAAACTGGCTGATAAGCTGCTCTTCAAAATTCATTAAATATCCCTCCTTTCACTACAATTTACCACAATTATAATGTGAAAGGGCGACAATGTCAAGGAGATGAAAACATGGAAGAGAAATTCAAAGTCAAAAGAGCGCCAAAGGAAGCGCCTATTGAATTTGCCCAGCTGAGGACATACCCCGAAGCGGCAAAAATGGTTGAGGAAGTGATGAGCATCACCAATCACACCAAAGCTCAGACTGTTTATGATATGGTCAAATATGCTTATGACCATATGGAAATTATCTAAGAGGAGGAGAACCTGTGTACAAAGTAATCGACACATTTGACGGCTTTGAAGACATCATCGGAACGTATGATACGTTTGACGAAGCCAGAGCTGCGGCAAAGGAGGTGAGAGAAATGGAAATCACAATCAAAGGCACAGAAAAAGAAATCGCTGACCTTGTAGTGCTTTTACAAAATCAGCGAGTGGTAAGAAAGCCTTATTCAGATGAGTTCACTGTGGGCGTTCTTACTGATGCTTCTTCTGATACGCCTGATACGAGTTCCAAGCAGTCTTGAATGTCTGAATTGCTTCATCACAAGCGTGGACATTCTGTAAATGTTCTAAGATATCTTTTCGTGAATTGGTTGTGGGAAAACCTTTGTCACGTGTGATATCATAGGCGAAATCGCCCAAGGGTGTATCTTTACCGTTGTGGCGGGATATCCATTCAATAAACGTCATATTTTCACCTTCTTTCACTGTAAATTGTCATCATTATACAGCGTAAGAGGTGGGTTGTCAAGGAGGTGAGAAAGATGTACAAAGTAATCGAATTTACAGAGTTGATGAAAAATAATCTTCCGTGATTATATTTTATCACATTATCTGTCCCGAAATCAGGACAGGAAGGAGATGAGGAGAAATGCCCTACAAAACAAGCTTATCCGCATATCCCGTACTTGAAGCGGAAATTGCCTGCAGGCAAATAAAGAAGAAAGACATAGCGAAAGCAGTTGGGATCAGCGCTGACTACCTGAGCAAAAAACTGACGGGGCGTTCAGGCTTCACACTTGATGAAGCTCTTGCAATACATGAAAAATACTTTTCAGATGTTCCGGTACAGGTACTGTTCAAAAAAAGCGGCGAAGTACATTCGCACTCCGCCAAAGAAAACTAAATTTTGCCAAGGAGAAATAAATATGAATGAAACAACAAAGCCCATCATCAGAGAAATGATGTCCGAAAGCGGACGCAGGATCATACTCGTAAACGAACCAAGCCCTGAGATTATGGCAAAATGTCTCAAGCGTATCATCGACAAGAAGCTGCTCGAGGCAGCTAAGGAAAAGGCAGGTGTAAAGTAATGAGCACATACAACGTATATGTCCACCTCAGGTTCAAGGGCGGCGCATTCAACGATGTGTACAGCGTATCGGCTGGGTCACGGGAAGCTGCCGAAGCTAAGGCAAAGGACAGGATTTTCGCTGAAAACAGTCTTGACGATCTGGTCGAGGCGGTTATCACAGATGTTTGCAAGGAGGTGTAAAAATGAAATGGTATATCCTTAGATACGCCTATGAGGGCAGGAAGTACAGCTGCCGCATTCAGGCACACAGCTTTGAGATGGCGAATGAATGCGCTCAGCAGTTTGTTGGTGCGGCAAGTATTCTGTCGCTCTCTGAATGCCCGGTGCAGGGATAAAAAATCCGCCTGATTCGGTTGCAGCCGAGGTCAGGCGGAGGAAAAATAATAAACAGATATATTATCATCTGCATTATAGCAGATAATGAGGAGAATGTCAAGATGAAAATCAAAATATGCCTATGCTGCAAATGCGGCAGGCGCAAGGCGTTTTACAAGTCTCTCGGGCTGTGCTACTGCGTTTCATGTTACCGCAGGATTTACGGGGAGGCAAGGGACTGATGGAACAACTCACCCTGATTGAGGACGAGCAGATCACCCCGAGGAGCGGCGCAAAGAAGTACAAGGAAAACGTTCTTGAGCGCAAAGAGCGTGAACATACTGACGAGAACATTCAGCGCTTTTTACAGCTCCAGCAGCTGCCCTATGAGGCTAAGGTCTCACACGCTGCAAAGATGGCTAAGGATTTTTACAACACTATAACATCTTCTGTTGGCGAGTATTACGCAAATTGCCATGTATCGGTTGGCGGACTTGACAGCATAACGCTGCTGCTATTTCTCCGCAGCATTGGGATTGACGTTCCTGCTATATCGGTATCAGGTATCGAAGACCCGAGCATTCAGTGCATACATCGGCAGCTTGGAGTAATATCACTGAAAACTTCAAGAGATAAAGACGGAAAGCCTATGACCAAGCACAAAATTCTCCAGGAATATGGATTTCCCGTTATCAGCAAGGAAAAGGCGGCAAAGATAGAGCATTTGCAACACCCTACTGAGAAAAATGCTACTATCCGACACGCTATCATTACGGGCGAAACGGGAGAATACGGCGGGTGGCAGAAGAACAGCCGAATGAAGCTGCCGTTAAAATGGCTGTATCTTTTCGGCGGATATGAAAACGAAAACGAGGGCGTTAATTACAAAACGCCGCCGTTCAAAGTCAGTTCGCAGTGCTGCTATTGGCTGAAAGAAAAGCCATGCGACGATTGGGCGAAGGAGCATAACAGCTTCCCTTATCTGGGGCTTATGGCTTCGGAGGGCGGCAGGCGTGAAAAATCACTAAAAATGCACGGCTGTAATTATTATGGCAAAGATACGGTCCGTTCCGCTCCGTTTGCCATATTCAACAGGCAGGATATTTTGCAGCTGGCGTTAGATTTGCACGTCCCCGTTCCCGAGATATACGGCACCATTGAGCGCAAAGGAGACGGCACCCTGTACACTACCAAGGCACAAAGGACAGGCTGTGATATATGCGGTTTCGGAATACATATGGAAGCCCGTCCGCATAGATTTGACCGTCTGAGGGAAGCCAATCCCAAAGCTTGGGAATATTGGATGTACCATGTTTGCAAAGACGAGGACGGCACAGAATACGGCTGGGGGCGTGTCCTCGACTACATAGGTGTTAAATGGCAGGATATCCCCGAAAGCAACGAACAAATTTCACTTTTTGATATGGAGGATTGACATATGGAAAATAATGAAACACAGGTTATCCCCGCTCAGAGCGGAACAGCGATATCGGATATAGTGCAGCAGCCGTCTGCAAATATCGTGGCTGATTTTTCAAGGGCGTACAAGCTTGCAAAAGTCATTGCAACGGCTGACATTATCCCCGACAACTATAAAAACAAGCCTGCCGACTGCGCCATCGCTGTAGATATGGCTGACAGAATGGGCGTATCGCCTATGATGGTTATGCAGAACCTTTATGTTGTAAAGGGCAAGCCCTCCTGGAGCGGACAAGCCTGCAAGGCACTTATTGAAGGCTGTGGAAAGTTTAAGCCGGGAAGTGTCCGCCCTGTATATATCGGCACAAAGGGCACCGATGACCGAGGCTGTTATCTGTCGGCTGTATGGGCTGACACGGGTGACAGGGTGGAAGGTCCCGAGGTCACGCTGAAAATGGCGAGGGCTGAGGGCTGGCTCGGCAAAAACCCAAAATGGACGAATATGCCCGAGCTTATGCTTGCATACAGAGCATCGTCATTCTTTGCGAGGGTCTATTGCCCCGAAGTCCTTATGGGCGTACACGTTGAGGGCGAGGCTGAGGACATTCAGCCCGTTGAAAGAATTGAACTGTAACGGAGGATATGAAAAATGAAGGCTACCAAGATAAAAATAAAGAACCTTTTCGGCATCACCGAGACCGAGCTTGACGGCAGATCTGTCGAGATCACAGGTACAAACGGTACAGGCAAGACATCGGTAATAGATTCTATCAGATATGCTCTTACCAATGGAAGCTCCCGTGATTATGTTATCCACAAGGGCGAAAAAGAGGGCGAGATCATTGTTGAGACTGACACAGGTATTTACATCAATCGTAAGAAGCGCACCGAGCAGGCTGATTATAAATCCGTAAAGGACTGCGGCAAGGAGGTATCTTCTCCCGAAAACTTTCTTAAGCAGCTCTTTACGCCCTTGCAGCTTGACCCTGTAGCTTTTACCCAGATGACCAAAAAGGAGCAGAACAGGGCCATTCTTGACCTCATCGAATTTCCCTGGGACCTTAACTGGATAAATCAGCAGTTCGGTGAGATACCGCAGGGCATTGATTACAGCCAGAACATACTGCAGGTACTTTCGGATATCCAGTCCGAAAATGGGGACTACTTTAAGCGCAGGCAGGACATCAACCGTGATATCCGCAATCAGAAGGCGTTCATCGAGGATATCGCCAAAGATATACCCGAGCATTTCAATGCGGAGGAATGGGAGAATTTCGACCTTGCGGAAGCGTATAAGAAGATAAACAGTGCCAGGGAACACAACAGCCGTATTCAGCGTGCAAAGGCGTTCAAGGACAGTTATGCCAACAAGATAAGGGGCTTTCAGGGCGAAAAGGAATCCGCTGTGGCTGCCGAAAAGATGGCGATATCCAACCAGCGTGAAGCTATTTTGAAATCTATCGAACGCATGAAAGCGGAGATCACAGCCAATGAGAACAAGCTTGCTTCCCTTGACGGGATACTTGCGGATAAGATAGCACTTGCGGAAAGCCGTTATAACGAAAATGTGGCAAGGCTTGATTCCGATATCAAGGTTGCTGACGAATATGCGGACAAAATTCCCGTTGAAACGGCTCCTCTGGAAGAGCAGGCGGCGCACGCCGAGCAGATGAAAAAATATATCAACGAGTACAACCGTATGAGGAATATGCAGGAAGAGGTCAAGGAGCTTACCGCCGCTTCGGACAAGCTTACAGCAAAGATAGAGCTTGCCCGCAGTCTTCCCGGAAAGATACTCGAAACCGCTTCTATCCCCATTGAGGGCTTCACGGTGGAGAACGGCATTCCCCTTATACACGGTCTCCCCGTTTCCAACCTCTCAGAGGGTGAACAGCTTGAGCTTTGCGTTGACGTTGCTCTGAGCAAGCCCAACAATTTACAGATAATTCTCATCGACGGCGCCGAAAAGCTCAGTGCGGAAAACCGTGAAAAGCTGTACAACAAGTGCAGGGAAAAGGGTGTGCAGTTCATCGCCACAAGGACAACTGACAGTGCGGAAATGGAGGTAACATATTTATGATACCCCACAGCATAACTCAGACCGACTATTTTTCGCCGGAGAACAATCTGAAATATATGGGCGTGTCTCAGTTCAAAAGCTTTGAAAAATGTGAGGCGGCAGCCCTTGCGGAGCTGCACGGTAAATATGCTCCCGAAAAGACTACCGCACTTCTTGTAGGCTCGTATGTCGATGCACATTTCGAGGGCACGCTTGATATTTTCAAGGCAAAGAACCCCGAAATATTCAAGCGTGACGGTGCGTTGAAAGCTGAATATAATCAGGCGGATTACATAATCAACCGAATCGAACGAGACAGCTTTTTCATGAAGGCTATGGACGGAGAAAAGCAGAAAATTATGGTGGGCGAGATTGAAGGCGTGCCTGTCAAGATAAAAATTGACAGCTATCGGGAGCACAAGACCATAGTTGACCTCAAGGTCATAAAGGACTTTTCCCCCATATTTGTAAACGGCAGAGGCAGGCTCAGCTTTTATGAAGCCTGGGGCTATGACATTCAGGGCGCTGTATATCAGGAGATAGTAAGGCAGAACACAGGGGAAACTCTCCCCTTTGTCCTTGCTGCAGCCACAAAGGAAAAGGAGACCGACTTACAGGTCATAAGTCTGGATCAGGCTGAGCTTGATGCGGCGATGGAGATAGTCAAGGCGAACATCGGAAGATATGCGGCAATAAAGTCTGGAAAGGAAGAACCGACCAGATGCGGACACTGTGATTACTGTAAATTCACTAAACAGCTTGACAAGGTCCTGACCTCGGAGGAGTTTAAAAGTGACTATACAGATTGATACCAGAGAAAAATCCAGAGCCATTAAACAGATAGTGAGCTATTTTGATGAAACAGGCATTCAGCATTATACGTCAAAGCTTTATGTAGGCGATTATATGAGCCTCGACAATCCGAGGGTCGTAATTGACCGCAAGCAGAATTTACAGGAAATATGCGGTAATGTCTGCCAGCAGCACGAAAGGTTCATCAATGAGCTTAAACGTGCACGGGAAAATGGGATAAAGATCATTATTCTTTGCGAACACGGAAGCAATATCAAGACACTTGCAGATGTTCAGGGGTGGGTAAATCCCCGCCTCAGAACGTCTCCCAAAGCTGTCAGCGGAAAGCAGCTTTTCAAGATACTCTTTACCATTGGTCAGCGGTATGATGTTGATTTCGTATTCTGCGACAAGCGTATGACAGGCTATATGATAGCCAAAATTTTAGGAGGTGCATCAAATGAACAGGGTATGTTTAATGGGGCGTCTGACAGCGGATCCTGAACTGCGGCAGAGCGTAAACGGCATATCGTCCTGTAGCTTCAGCGTGGCTGTTGACAGGGGGTATAAGGATCAGAACGGCGGGCGGCAGGTCGATTTTATCAGCTGCACGGCGTGGAGACAGACGGCTGAATTTATCTGCCGATACTTCTCCAAGGGCAAGATGATAGGCATTGAGGGCGTTATCAGAACGAGAAATTATGATGACAAGCGTTACCCCGATGTAAAGCATTATGTCACTGAGGTGCTTGCGGAGCACGCATATTTCGGCGGTGACAGCGGCGGAAACAAAAGCTCTTCCCCTCCTCAGCGAAACAATACGGCAGCGGCTGCACCTGCTCCCGTTCCTGCCGACCTTTCGGACTTTGAGGAAGTTGTGAGCGACAGCGATCTTCCGTTCTGAGTCTGAGGTGGTATGAATGCCGAAAAAGAAGAGCTTTATCCTTTATGCGGATTATATAAAGCATATAGAACGATTATCAGACGATGAAGCAGGGAAGCTGTTCAAGGCGATTTTTGAATATGTGAACGAAGGCAGGCTGCCTGATCTTGACGGAATGGCGGCAATGGCTTTTTCTTTCATATCAAATCAGCTTGACAACGACCTGCAGAAGTACGAGGAGACCTGCAAAAAGCGCTCCGAAAATATAAAAAAGCGTTGGGAGAAGGCAAACAAAAGCCAAAATCAGACCGACGACACAGCAGATACAAAAGATACAAATGAATACAAATGTATTTTTTGTAATACAAACGATACTGATAATGATATTGATAGTGGTATTGATATTGAAAATGAGATTGATATTGTAAATGATAGTGATAGTGGTAGTGTATTACATAATAATACCGTGCCCGGAACGGGCACAACCACCACCAACGTACACCTTACCGAAAAACAATATAATGACCTTTGCGGAAAATATGGCAAGGCGGTCATAGATCAGTACATTGATAAAATCGGGCAGTATCTCAGTTCAAGCGGCAAGAAGCCGTATAAAAATCATTATGATACCATTGTCAAGTGGCTCACTTCCGATAATATCCAGCCTAAAAAGCAGCCGTCCTTCGATATTGATTGGATAATAGAGCACGCAAAAAACAATAAACCGGAGGTGTAAATATGGTCATGGAAAAGATTGATTTTCTCGACCCTCAGACATTCAAAAAAATTGAGACCGACTGTTACAAGGCAGGGTGCAGCGGAACAGTCATAGATTACTCCGAATTTCCTGCTGCAGAATACAGATATTTCGAGCGGCTCTGCGGAGTATATGCAAGCTATAACCATGGGGAAATCACCATTGACGAGGCAAAAGCGAAAAAGCAGCTTTTTTACAAGGATTACAGGAACGACCTTGCTCAATATCTGAAATACTCCGAGATTTGCAAAAATCACCAGGAAGTGGTAAAAGCCACAGAAACGCTCTGTACGGCACTTTGCAAAATGGCAGTCAAATTACCCAACGAGGTCAGCGAAGCGTTTAAAACAGCCCTTAAAATCGTTTCTGCGGCACGTGGCGAAGATGTTACCGAAAAAACGGTGCTGAGGAATATGGAGGGCGTTCAGAAATGAAAGCCAACTACAAAAAGAAAATCCAAATCAACGGCAAGTCCACGGAAATGAGCTGTATGAAGCTTTACGGATGTGGGTAGGATAAATTCACGTAAAAGCACAAAGTGCCTAAAAACGGCATTTAAATTAAAATTAGGAGGATATGCAAAAATGAATGAAAATCAAATCATAAGTCATCTTGAAGAGTTGAAAACCGAAGCTGAGGGTCATTATACCGATGACGGCGATGATGAGGTGTTTCACAAAGATGTTGAAGCGTTGTCATTTGCTATTGATGCCGTTAAGTATGATGCGGCTGTTGTCAATGCCATAAAGAGTGCAATCGGGACTTGCAATCGTGATATTCGTAAGGCTAATGACGATAAATTGATAGCTATGGAACGCATAGATAATCTCGGCGACCAGAAAATGACACTTGAAGCTTTGCTCAAGATTGTAGGAGGTGAGGAAGATGATTGAGCTTGACGACGAATTGAAGCCATGCCCGTACTGTGATTTTTCTGTGCGGGATATAGGTGAGCGTATGAAGCCTGGTAGCGACCCGTTTATATTGATAAAAGACGAAGGACAGGTTTTCATCGCAACCGATGATTCCAGTTTTGTAATATTGCCAATTAACTACTGCCCGATGTGCGGCAGAAATTTGAAACAGGAGGGGGACCGATAAGATGGCAATGACTGACGAATTGAAGCCCTGTCCGTTCTGCGGTGGAGAAGCGGTAACGTCGTTCCAAACGACTGACCCCGAAAACAAATTTGCGTTTGGGTGGATAGGCTGTCAAAAATGCAGATGCTTTATTAACTACATAAACAATGCGAAAGGCTTAAAAGAAGCAGCCGAAGCTTGGAACAGGAGGGCTGACAATGGCTGAGTACATAGAGCGTGAAATTGCGAAAAAAGCATTCCAAGACATGGATTCTGGGCGCAGGGACGGGTGGACGACATCACTGTCATCAGAAGAGGCTGCCGATTATCTCGCCGAGTATCTTGATGACATTCCTACTGCCGATGTTGCCCCGGTGGTGCATGAGGAGTGGATACATCTTGGCGGGGACGAGTGGTGCTGCTCTGCGTGCGGCTTTGTCATCACCACTGAGGGCAGTTGGGATAAGCCTACTAAAAAATACTGCGAGGATTGCGGGGCAAAGATGGACGGAGGTGAAAACAATGAAACGTGAAATTTTGTTCAGAGGAAAAACAAAAGCAGTAACAGGCTGTCCGTATAACAACGGTAAACCTGACGGTGGATGGGTGTTCGGGTATGTATTCTCCGACCTTGGGGCGATGAAAATACGGCAGTACGAAACTGACAGACCTGAATGCAATGATTATGAGGTTGACCCCGAAACTGTCGGTCAATACACAGGGGTGACTGATAAAAACGGCACCAAGATTTTTGAGGGGGACATTATTGAAAGCGTTAGCCGATTGGTTAACTCCGTTGGAACTCCAACTGGTGGCACTGATATTTCACGATATATCATCGAGTGGGGAGAGCATAAGTGGGTGAAAAAAATATTCTTTTGTAATAGGGGTGATTATTGGAAGAGGGACAATGTTTTGCCCGAAGATTTATATCCATATACAGCTTCCAAATATTGCGAAGTCATAGGCAATATTTATGATAATCCCGAATTGCTGAAAAAGGAGTGATGCATATTGACTGTGCAGGAGGTCAAGGCGGTGCTGAATGACGCACGGGAGGCAGGGAGCAAGTATCTCAAAGCCCGTAACAAGCACAGGCGTTATGAAAACAGACTTACAGACGGCAAAACAGTGCGATATAACAGCACAGGCGCAGAATATGAGCGCAACGGAAATTCCGTTGAAGAATCATATTGCGAGGTATCTGATTATGAAACCCAAGCGGACAAATGCAAAGCAGAGCTTGCGGGCCCGTATTGTGCAGCGGGCAGGCTCATTTACCTTGTGAAAGATGAGCGAAAGCGGCAAGTGCTTAATCGTTATTATCTTTATTGCAAGTCTTGGGGACAGATTGCTTTAGAAATGAAAATCAGTGTGCGTCACGTACATAGGCTTCACGGAAATGCTCTTATAGAAATTGCTCAAAAAGCTTGACAATGTCATACCATTTGTGTTAAAATATATATACTGATAAGTATATGTACAAGCTTTTTGACAGGAGGATAAATCAATATGAAGTGCAAAAATTGTAATGCCCCAAATGCTGAGTACGAGCATAATGATGGCGGATTTGTTTGCGAAAAGTGTGTTGGCGAATATTTCACTTGCCCTGATTGCGGAAAAGTCTTTGATAAAGACGATTATAAAAACGGAGATCAGGGTTCAGGTTTTTGCAAAAAATGCTCTCCAAACCACTAATTAAATAAAATCTTATTTAGCGCTCCGATTTCGGGGCGCTTTTTTATACTCCAAACCAAGCAGGTGGTGACCCGTGAATGAAAAAAATCTAATATCAAATTCCGAACGAACTCCGAGTGAACTCCGAGAAATCACTCAAAAAGGCGGCAAAGCCTCGGGGGCTGCAAGGCGGCGCAAAAAGGATATGAAGCAGAAGATGAAGGCTCTGCTTGAACTTCCCGCTGCTGCCAATGACAGGGAGCAGCTTGAAGCTCTCGGCATTTCTCCCGATGATATGGACAACGAGATGGTGCTTGTTATGTCTATGTTTCTCAGTGCTGCTCAGGGCGATACAAAGGCGTTTGACAGGGTGATACAGATACTCGGCAAGGATATTGCGCACGAGGAGCTTGCCCTTAAAAAGCGTGAGCTTAAGCTTAAGGAAAAGGCTTCTTCCGAGGGAGACAGTGCGGCACTCTCCAAGCTTGATGAAGTCCTCGGCAAGATCGAAGGGGGCTTCTGATGTTCACAGATATGCAAAAGGAATACTTTCGGAGCGCCACGCACCGATGGAACGTCAAGACAGGTGCGACACGTTCGGGAAAGACGTATATGGACTATTACGCCATACCCAAACGCATTCGCAGTGTGGTGGGACGTGAGGGGGCTGTGCTGCTCCTGGGACATACTCAGGGCACGCTGCTCCGAAATGTCATATATCCCCTGCAGGAGCTGTGGGGCGATGAACTGGTAAAGTCTATCCGAACGACTGACAACACGGCTATGCTCTTCGGTGAGCGGTGTTACTGCCTCGGAGCTGACAAGAAAACATCGGTTGACAAGATACGGGGTATGTCGGTCAAATATTGCTATGGCGATGAGGTCGTGACGTGGAACGAGGCTGTCTTTGATATGCTGAAATCACGTCTGGACAAGCCTTACAGCCGTTTTGACGGAACGTGCAATCCCGAGGGACGTCAGCACTGGTTCAAGAAATTCCTTGACAGTGATGCGGATATTTACTGTCAGAAATATACTCTTGATGACAATCCGACCCTTGACCCGAAATTTGTAAGTGATCTGAAAACGGAATATGCGGGAACGATATATTATGACCGTTATGTGCTTGGCAAATGGGTGAATGCTGAGGGCATTATATACCGCCGTTTCAATGACCGTCCGAATGATTTTATCATTGACAGCCTTGACGGACTTGACCTCGTGCTTGCCACTGTCGGGGTTGACTTCGGCGGCGGCAAGTCGGCTCACGCATTCAACTGCACGGGCTTCACCCGTGGGCTTCGGGATATGGTGACCGTTCACGATTACCGCAGGAAAGATGCTGCGACACCTGAGCAGCTATATGCTGATTTTGCGGGGTTTATCGCAGAATGCAGGCTCATTCTCGGGGGCGTTCCGCTGGTCAATGTATATTGCGATAGCGCAGAGCAGACACTCATCGAGGGTATGCGCATAGATGCGGCGAAAAGAAATTTGTGTGTGGAAATACATAATGCCCGAAAGGGTCCCATAAACGACCGCATACGCTTCTACACGGTGATGATGGGTGCAGGGCGGTACAAGATACTTAAGGGCTGCACATCGACCATAGATGCGCTCTCAGAGGCTATGTGGGATAGCAAGGTCAAAACGGCTGATGTCCGCCTCGATGACGGCACAACAAACATTGATAATCTCGATGCGCAGGAGTACAGCACAGAACCGTATATGCGGGAGATGATGGAGAGGGTGATAAGCAGATGATGATAGAAAAAATGCGGCAGGCGTTTCCCGAGGAAGAATTTCCCGGGGATAACGGCTTTTACAGCGGCTATATGGACAGGTGGCAGGACATTTACGAGGGTCGTCCTAAGTGGCGTGAGGTAAAGCGTGCAGGCTTGAACAGGGGCACTGTGCGGCAGATGAATATGCTGAACACGGCAAAGATACTGTGCGACGAGTTTTCTCACAAGTGCTTTGCGGAGCAGGTGGACATATCCTGCGGGTCAAAGGAATATGACGACTTTATCCTTGATTTTCTCTGTCGTGAGGGCTTCTGGAAGAACATTCCCCGACTGCTTTCGGCGGCGTTTGCTCAGGGCGGCTGTGTTCTGAGGGAATACATAGAACGGGGCAGGGTGCGGCTCTCGTTTGTTGAGGGGCGGCAGTTCTACCCATTGAAATGGGACAACAGGGACATTACCGAGGGCATTTTCGGCACGGTATCAGCCAAGGGCAAATATTATTACACGTTATTCGAGAAGCATTCCGTCAAGGATGATGATATCCTTGTGGAGTGCTTTTTGTTTCGTTCTTCTGACCCCAATGCTCCGGGTGACAGAGTGCCGCTGTCGGTGCTTTATCCCGATATGGCAGACACGTTCACATATGCTATGGACACTCCCCTGTTTCAGTATTTCAAGACCGATTTTCCAAGCAACATTCCCACGGAGCTGCCTCTCGGCATAAGCTGCTTTGCAAACTGCGAGGACACGCTCAAAGCCCTTGATGTGGCGTTTGACAGCTTTGCCCGTGAGTTTGTTCTCGGAAAGAAGAGAATAATCGTGCCAAGCTCCTGCATTCGTACTGTGGTCAATCCCGAAACGGGTAAGACAGAGCGGTATTTTGACGCTGACGACGAGGTATATCAGGCGCTCAAATGCGATGAAGACAAGGATCTGAAAATCACCGACAACACTGTGGAGCTGAGAATTTCAGAACACGTTGACGGCATAAATGCGCTGCTGAATATTCTGTGCTTTCAGGTGGGGCTTTCTCCCGGCTCGCTGTCATTCGACAAGGCGGGCGGTGTTAAGACTGCGACCGAAGTTGTATCCGAGGAGAACAAGACAGCGGTCACTATCCGATGTCAGAAAAATCTGCTGGTAGAGTTTATCGAGGGTATGTGCAGGGCTGTGCTCAGGCTTGCGATGATCACGGGTGAAGTCCCGAACGGTGATCTTGAGGTCACTGTGGCGTTTAAGGACAGCGTTGTTATTGATGACAACACGCTTATTCAGAACAACATAAATCTTGTGGCGGCGGGCTTGAAGTCCAAGGTTTCCGCCATTATGGAGGTTATGAAGTGCGATGAAGAGGCGGCAAAGCGGGAGCTTGAACGGATAAATGCGGAAAGTGCTGTGCTGGGTGTTTCGGACGGTGAGGGCTTCGCACCTCTCGGCGGTGATAATGCTGATGATACGGCAGGCACTGACGACATCATTGACAGTGCCGAAGAAGCCGCAGGCAAGACCCTGAACGGTGCACAGACACAGAGCCTTATTGCTGTTATGGCGCAGTATCAGTCAGGTGCTCTGAGTCTGGGACAGGCTATAAACGTCATTTCCGTAGCTATCGGCGTTTCCAAGGAAGAGGCAAAGAAAATTCTTGAAGGTGCTGAATAATGACAAGGGAACAGTATGACGAGCTTTCGGCGCCTCTGGTGCGGGTGCTGCTGGATATGGAAGATGATATCCTGCGGGAAATTGCGGCGCAGCTTTCACGGGATGGGGATATTTCCGACACGTCCAAATGGCGGATAAGGCAGCTTGCAAGGGCAGGACGCTTCGACAAGCGGGCGGCGGCTATCATTGCGGGATATTCCGAGGTCGAGGGCGGTCAGACTATGGACGCTGTTCTGACGGCGGCTGAGACTGAGATAGGATATCTTGACAATGCGGTGCAGGCGGCGAATGCTGCGGGGCTGTCGGAATATTTCTCGGACATTCCTGCGGAAACCTCAGCCATGAATGCGGCCAAGGCGTTTCAGCGGCAGGCGGCGAGCGACCTTAACCTTGTAAACACGGTCATGGGGTACAAGGCAAAATCGGCGTATGTGAATGCGGTCAATGCCATTTACCGTGACACCGGTGAGGGCAGGCAGGGCGCTCTTGACATTATGGGCAAGGGTGCGGCAAAGACTGTATCGGGGCAGATGTCATTGCAGGAAGCAACAAGGAAAACCATACGGGAGCTTGCTCAAAAGGGCATTCCCGCTTTCGTGGACAAGCGTGGGCGTGAATGGTCCCCCGAGGCTTACGTTATGATGGATATGCGGTCAACTCTCGGAAACACTGCGAGGGCTGCGCAGGACGCACGTTGTGACGAATACGGGATAAACCTTATCGAACTAAGCTCACATCTGGGCGCACGTCCCAAATGTGCCATTGACCAAGGGAAAATTTATTCCCGTGACGGCACAAGCGGAGTAACCACAGACGGCGCAGGAAATAAAATACATTTTACGCCTTTTTCTCAGACGAGTTACGGACAGCCTGACGGAATACTCGGTATCAACTGCGGGCACGTTCAATATCCATTTGCAGAGGGCATCAATTTTCAGCGATATTTTCCCTATCCCAAAGAGGAAAATGACAGGCGGTATATGCAGTTTCAGCAGCAGAGAGCTATGGAACGGGGCATCAGAGCCGCCAAGCGTGAATGTATGATGTTACAGGAAACAGGCGACACTGAGGGCTTGCAGAAAGCTTCTCTCAGGCTGAGGACGCAGAAGGAAAAATACTCCGCTTACTGCAAGGAAACGGGGCTGAGACAGCACAATGACCGCACTCAGGTTTATGGGTATGACAGGAGCAGGTCGAGCAAGACGGTTTGGGCGGAGAGGAAGGCGAAATCAGGGCTTGACAATGGCAGCAGAAGTGGTATAATGAATACAGGTGTAATAAGCGGAGCATTAAACCCTTACAGCAAGGAAGCCGAAAAGCACGCTGTTCAATATTATGAATCTGTTCGCCATATGAAAACAGATACTCAGAAAATATCTGCGGCAACAGGAATAAGCCGTGATAAAATTGACAAAATAAAAAATCACGTTTTTATCACCGAGCACGACCTCTTGACAGGGCATAAGCGATTTGACCCCTCTTATGATATGGCTCAGTCTTGGCAGCGGCTTATAAACGGCGATTTCAAGGAACAGGATATCGTTTTACTGAAACACGAATATGCCGAACTCCGCTATATGGAAAAAGGGTATTCTCAAAATGAAGCCCACATCTTGGCTTCAAAGAAATATAATTACGCAAAATATTGCGAATAAGGAGGTGCTTATATGGTAAGCCTTTTGAATATTGTTTTTGACGGGAACAGCATTTCCTGCGACTATATTCCTGAAAACAGCAGTGATGCCGGAAAAGTAACTGTTGATGCCCAAACACGAGAGGTCACAAACGTTGAGTTTTCCAAATATGAGCACGGCAAGAAAATGTATGTGGCTCACGTGCGTTCAAAGCTTTCAGAGCTTTTGGATTTAGGTCAGCCTATTCCCAAGGAAGCAACAGCAATATGGTTTTAATCACCTTACACAAGTAGGGTGATTTTTTGTTGGAGGAGTGAGAATGTGGAATATATTTCCGAAAGAATAACCAATATTTCAGAGCTTGAAAAAACTCTTGAACTTCTGAATATAAAATCACAGCTCATAAAACAAAGCACCTGTATTTCCGACATACAGGCGCTTGCTTCCGATATAGCTTCTCTTTCTGAAAAAGCTGCGGGGTTTGAGTTCAGGATCGAGAAAAGAAAGGTCATTCTATCCGAGTGATTTTTTGAGTATTGATTTCTTCGGGAAAATCTTTCAGCAACGGACATTGCAGATATTCAAGGCATCTGAGCAGTTTATACTCTGTCTCCTGCTTATGCAAGGGAAGCTTGCTGTTCTCAACAATCGGGCAGGAAGCAGATTTGAATTTTCCCACACTTGAATCCATATCATCGGATAAATAATATTTTCCAAGCAAACAAATATCAATTCCCCATTTAGGACAATGTACCGGCTTTGGGATTTCGATATAGCGAACCATAAAACACACCTCCTTCCTTATGCTGATTATATCACGATTGGAATGAGAGGTCAATTAACCGCCCGTAACAAGGCGGTTTTCTTATGCCCACACAAGCGTGTATGTTCACGACATTTTGTCGGTAACATATGCGCTGTTTTTATGCCAATCACGTTTTGTTGGCTCCACCAAAACATAACCCCTCGAAATCGAGGGGCTAAACAGTAAATCAGCAGCTTTACGGCTGCTTTTTTTATGCCCTAAACGTGCTTACGGCGTTAAACTGAGGACGGAAAAAACAAGCCGACAGGCTATAAACGGAGGTAATCATAATGGCAGAAACAAACACAACCGTAACCGAAACCAACAAGGCTGAAAATGGCTCCACGGGAGCCTACGGAGGTGATCCCACACAGGCTGTAAAGGGCGGAGCAAATCTCCCTGAAAAGGCTGTATCTACGTCTGAGCCTGAGCAGACGGCAAAAACATTTACCCAGGCAGAGCTTGACGCAATAGTCAAGCAGAGACTTGAAAGGCAGGCAAAGGGACAGCCCACAAAGGAAGAAATGGACGCATTTCACAAGTGGCAGGACAGTCAGAAAACTGCTGAACAGCTTTCACAGGAAAAGATATCCGCTGCCGAAAATGGCAGGGCGGACGCTGAAAAGAAGCTTGCGGCGGCTGAGGCTAAGTGCTGCGCTTATTCCAAGGGCGTAACTGCCGAGGCTGTAGATGACGTTATCGCCCTTGCCATGGCAAAGGTATCGGACGATATGCCTATCGAAAAGGCTATTGATGCGGTCATCTCAAAATACCCTTCTTTCTGCTCTGCAAAAAGTGCCCCTCAGGGTGTCACCACGGGGGTAAGCTTCGGGAACGGCGGCAAGCAGCCTTCGGGCGTAGAGGCGGCGTTCCTTGCGAAAAATCCCAACATAAAAATCTAAAAACAGGAGGAATGTAATTTATGGCACATGAAGCACAGGAAAGATATTCGGCTCTGGTTCTGGCAAAGATCCGCCAGGAAAACAAGCTGAAAAACGGCGTTGTATTCAACACCGACTACGAGGGCAGCCCCAAGGCGGGCGTTGTAAAGATCCCCGTAAGAGATGCGGAGGTGGAGGTATCGGACTACGACCGTGCAAACGGCATTCCTGTTAAGCACGGCAGCACATCTTACATCAACTTCCCCATCGACAAGGAAAAGGCAGTGAATGAGCTTATCGACGGCTACGATGCGCAGCTTGTCCCCGACAACCTTGTTGCGGACAGACTTGACAGTGCAGGCTATGCCCTTGCCGTTGCTGAGGATACTGACGGCGCTACCGTACTTCTCGCAGGCGCTACCGTTACCAACATCGGTGCGCTTACCGTTGACGGCATTTACAGCGATATCGTGGATATCAGGCAGCAGATGAGCGAGGCCAATATTCCCGATGACGGCAGACGCTATCTGCTGGTTACCCCTGCGACCTACTCATTTATCCTTAAGTCCCCTGAGTTCGTTAAGGCATCATCTCTGGGTGACAACGTAGTTCAGAGCGGTATCGTGGGCCGCATCGCTGGTTTTAACGTCATTGAATGGAATGACAGGACTGCGGGTCTGGCAATGATCGCAGGCCACCCCAGATTTGCAACCAGAGCGGAAGAGTTCTCCGTTCCCGTACATCTCCAGGACATGAACGGCTCGGGCAAGTACATCGGTGCAAGTGCGGTACAGGGAAGAATCGCATATGCTCACAAGGTGCTCAGAAGCGTGGCTATCCGTGCGGTATATGCTCCCGGCTCTCTTAAGCTCACAGCAGCGGCAGGCAGCACAAAGGGCAAGACTGTTATTACCGTTGCGGCAGGCGGCGATGCAAGCGGCACTTATGCGTACAAGGTAAATCCTTCCGCAAGGGCTGTTTACGGCGAGACTTCCGCCGCATACGCAGGCACAGCGCTTACCAGCGGCACTACCGAGATCGCAGCTGCCGAGGGCAATGTTATCGAGGTAGTTCGCTTTAACTCGGACAGCAAGGCGGTCACTGTCGGCTATATCACCGTGACTGCTGCGATGCTTAAGGCGTAAGGAGTGATTTTATGGCGGCTGACAGGGATTTCTACATAAACATCTACGGCGGCGTGGAGTATGACGACCTGAGCCGCCTGCTCCTCCGTGCGGGAAACGTGATAGACAGCGTTATCCTCACCAAGCCTGACGGGGAAACCCAGGAAATGGCATATAACTTTGCTGTATGCGCTCAGGCTGAATATATGTGGCTGTGCGGCGGCGTTGAGGCATGGTGCAGTGTTGTATCGGGCGGCGCATCATCGTTCACTGTGGGCTCGTTCTCCATGTCTCAGGGGGGTGCTTCGGGCAGCGGTGCGGGCGGAAGCTCTGCGGGAGTATGTTCGAGGGCGCTTGCCTATCTGGACAAGGCGGGGCTTTTGTACAGGGGGTGCGGCGTATGCTGACAACGCCTATGCCCCGCTATCTTCTGCCGCATTACGCCGATGTTATCCGCAAAACAGCTTCCGACGGCTGGGGCGGCAGTGATACTGAGGTCGCTGCTGTGCTCAGATGGGTGCGCATAATCCCTGCACGCTCTCAGACGTTTGCTCTGGGGGGCGATATTCCGCAGGTAAGCGCTAAGATGTTTTACGACTGCCGCAACAGCACACCTGAGGACTTTGAGTTCCGCACGGGCGATATTATCCGCTTTATGGGGCGTGATTACGTTGTGCAGAAAATCGAAACATACTTTGCGGACGGCGGAGAGCCGCACCATCTGGAGGTGATACTGACATGAGTGTTGATGTACAGATAAACGGGCCCGATATGTCTATTGTGGCTGACAGGGCTATGAGAGCGGCTTTGTTTGCTGTTGCGGAACAGGCACTGGGAGACTGCAACAAATACTGCAAGCAGGATTTTGGAGGACTGATTTTCAGCTCCGTTATTCACACTCCTTTGGCAAGCAATTACCGCCTCAGCAATGACACTCCCGAAAAGGAACGTGAATGGGCTATGATCTCTCCCGGTTCTGACCTTGAAGCAAATGAAGAAAATGAAGTAGTTCTCCGATGGGTAATGCCTTATGCAGCTTATCAATACAAGCTTCCAAATGCTTATCCCGATAAGAACACTCTTGCACAGAGCGAGTGGTGCGAGGTTGCCGAAAACAATCACAGGCAGCAGTGGGATATCACTTTCCGAAACACATTAAGGAGCAACGGGCTATGATATACGACAAATTCCCCGAAAAGGCAAGGGAGCTGGGAGACATCGACATTATAGGCGTTGTTTCCGAAAATGACCGCACGGCGGTAATGGTCGCTGGGGCAAAGGTGCTGAAAAAATATTTTGACGGCACCAAAAAAATTCAGCTCACCCTGCAGATAACCGCTATGGGCGGCATAGACAAGCAAAAGGCGCTTATCGGCAGGCTCAGCGGCATTTTAAATTCGCTGGTGTACGGCAAATGGGACATTGAGGGCATTACTCAGCCCAGATGCAGGATCACAAATTTTCCCACGCCGACAGTTAAGAACGCTCACTGCTGGATATATGCGGCGAGTGTAAACATTGATTTTTATACCAAGGAGGTAATCTGATGTTACTGAAAGATATGTTCAAGGGGGTAAAGACTGACCCCAATTTCAAGGGCTTCCTGACCACTGACAATATGGTAATTGCGGTGGATATCTCGGAAGAGCAGAACGCTGATGTAGATGACTATGCTGTTGTCTGCTACGGCGGCGGTACCGACCGTTCTTCCTCGCTGAACCCTGAGGAAAAGACCAACAGCTATTACTACAAGGGCAAATCTACCCTTAAAACAGGCAACCAGAGAAGCATTGACTTCACTGAGGACCGTTACATCGGCGATGAGTTCCAGGACTATGCGCTGAGCCATGAGCAGAAATATGCTATCGGACAGGCGGCTGTCAAAAATTACGTTTATTTCAACACTCTCACAGGCGAGGGTGAAAAGGGCAAGGGCTCTCTTATCATCTCCGATGACGGAAGCGGCGCACCTGAGGAGAACCTCTCCATCAGCGGCAGCATCAAGAAGTCAGGCGACAACCCTGTTAAGTTCACCTATCAGGGCTTCGGCGGTTACACTGTGCTTGACAGCTCGCCTTCCGACTGGACTACCAAATATGACAGCTACTATGAGCGCAAGGACGGCGCATTCGCAAAGCTTGTCAAGGGCAGCTCTGCGCCCGAATTTGCAAAGGGCAAGTATTACAGCAAGGACGGAGAAACGGCATGATCATACGGGGTCGATTTCGACCCCTTTTATTTTAAACTGAAAGGGTGGATTTTATGACATACAGATTTAAAGACCGCATTTGTACGGTAGAGATCGAGGACAAGAAATATCCCATATCTTTTTCGCAGGCTATGTCAGAAAGGGTAACAGAGGCTGCTGTGAAGCTGAGAGAGCTTAAGGGCTGCAAAGATGAGGCTGCTGTTGTGGCTGCCATTGACAATGCCATTGACGCCGCTCTGGGTGACGGCTGCGCTGCTGAGATCTTCGAGGGCAGGACTGCTTCGGCTGTGGAGCGCCTGGACGTACTAAAGTACATTCAGGTCGAGACTGCGGCGTTTACCAACCGCTTTTGCTGATGTTCACACCAAACAGTAAGGTAATATCCGTAAACGGCATAAAGATACCCATTGACCCCGATTTCCGCATAATGTGCGAATACTCGGCGGCGGTGCTAAGGCGGCGCACTGAGGGACTTACCGATATCGTGAGCCGCTTTTATTTTGCAGGGCTGCCCGAGGGCATAGGCGCTGTGGAGGCGGCTGAGGCTATGGACGAATTTTACGTCAGAGGGCTGTCGGCGGCAAAGGACAACAGCACCATAGGCAGCAAGACCCCTGTCCCCTGCTTTGATTTTGCGGAGGACGAGGGGTATTTTTATGCGGCGTTCATGGGGGCATACAGCATTGACCTGAGGACGGCAAAGCTCCACTGGCTGGACTTCTGCGCACTGTTCAAGGGGCTGCCCGATGACTGCAAGCTCAGACAGATAATCGGCATAAGGGCGCAGAACCTTGGCGAGATAAAGTCAGGCGCAGAGCGGAAGAGGATATCAAAGCTCAAAAGTATTTACGGGCTCAAGGTAAAAGTCAAGCGCAGATTTGAAGCTGCAGCTGACCGCAACGCTGCCATTGCTGCCGACCTTAAACGCAGGGCTGAGGAAGCTGAAAAGAAAATGCGGGAGGTGAGAAAATGAGTGAAGCGGGCGAGATAAAATACAAGATCACAGGCGATGACAACGGGCTGAAAGCCTCCCTCGACAATGCCAAGAGGCAGGCAGAACAGACTGCTGCATCTATGGCAGCGGCGAGTGACAGCATCGAACAGGTAGGCACGAATGCAGCGGCGGCGGCAACAGCTCTGAGCAGCACAGCTTCTGCGGCTGCAAGGGCTGCCGAAAACACATCACAGGCGGCGGCAGGGGCTGAAAGAATGGGGGCTTCCGTATCAGCGGCTTCCGGAAGCATTGCTTCCTTTGCCAACAGCTCACAGGCATTTATGCAGGGGCCTCTTGCCCAGATGGGGCAGGTGTCCTCGCAGGCTCAGGGCGTTGTGCGTGACCTTGACGATGTGGGCAATGCAGCTCAGAACGCTGGTCAAAAAGGCGAGGAAGCTGGGAAAAAGGGCGAAAGCACTCTGGGAAAGATAGGCTCTGCGGCGGGCAAGGCGGCACTGGAGATAGGCAAGATATCTCTTGCGGCTGTGGGTGCTGCGTCTGCGGCGGTAGCGGCTGTTTCCAAGGCGGCTATTGACAGCTATGCCAATTACGAGCAGCTTGTAGGAGGCGTTGAAACGCTGTTCGGTGATTCTGCGGACGTGATACAGGGCTATGCGGAAGAGGCGTTTTCCACCGTGGGAATGTCCTGCAACGCATATATGGAGACCGTCACAGGCTTTGCGGCTTCTCTTGTCAGCAGTCTTGGCGGTGACACTGCCACTGCAGCCCAAAAGGCTAACACTGCCGTTGCCGATATGGCGGACAATGCCAACAAAATGGGCTCTGATATGCAGTCGATACAAAATGCGTATCAGGGATTTGCAAAGCAGAACTACACCATGCTCGACAACCTCAAATTAGGCTATGGCGGCACTAAAGAGGAAATGGAGCGGCTTCTTGCCGAGGCTGAAAAAATTCAGAAAACCAAATTCGGCATTGATATTGATTATGATGTTTCGAGCTTTTCTGACATTGTTGATGCTATTCACGTTGTGCAGACTGAAATGGGCATTTCGGGTCTTACAGCAAAACAGGCGGCTGAAGCTGTTGCAAGCGGTGCTATGACTGAGGAAGAAGCTTTTGATGCAATGGGCACAACAGCAAAGGAAGCTTCTACCACCATTCAGGGCTCAATATCCACAATGCAGGCGGCGTGGCAGAACCTTATGACGGGCATTGCCGACCCTACGCAGGATTTTGATAAGCTGCTGGGTGATGTTATTGACAGCGTTATCACGGTATCAAATAACCTTATGCCCCGAATTATGGCAGTTCTGCCGCAGATGGCAACGGGCGTTACACAGCTTGCGGAGGGCATTCTTCCTCTCATTCCCGAAACGCTGAATGCAATGCTTCCCGATGTTATAGACGGGGCAAACAGTCTTATTGCGGCGCTGCTTGACACGCTTTCTGCCGTTGCTGACACGGCTATACCTATTGTAACAGATAATGCTGACGAGATAATCGACACGCTGCTGTCGGGGCTTATTTCGGCAGATCCAAACCTTGCTTCTTCTGCGGCTGACCTTTGCTCCGCCCTCGTCATGGCTATTCTTGACAATGCCGACATCATCACACAGGGTGCTGTGGATATTGTGCTGGCTCTGGCTCAGGGACTGACGGACAATCTGGACAGCCTTATTCCTGCGGTGGTAAATGCAGCTCTGACGATAACCGAAACGCTGCTGGACAACGCAGACAAGCTTATTGACGCAGGCGTGCAGCTTATCGGAGCCATTGCGGAGGGACTTGCGGCATCAATCCCGCAGATTTTGCAGCAGGCACCTGTTATCATCGAAAAGCTTGTGGTCGCCCTGATGGACGCAGGACAGGCGCTGATAACCGATGTGCCTAAGTCTATTTGTGAAAACATAGTAAGCGGTCTTAAATCATTTGACTGGACTGAGGGTGCCAACAGCACCATTGCAGGACTTAATGAGGCTATGAAAAAGGCTGCTGACAATATGGCAAAAGATGACGGTTATGTTGTGCTTGGGTCACAGGAAGAGGCGGACGCACGCTTGCAGGCAGCTCTGGACGAGCTGGAAGCTCAAAGAGGCGAGCTGACAGGGGCGTACAAAGACCTTGCTGACGGTCTGAACTCCTCTGCGGAGGACACGGCAGAGGCGGCGGAGGAAGCAGGCACGACCGTTTCCGAGGCTATAGCTGACAGTATGCCCGATGCAGGCGTTGACGGCGTGGTAGATAAGCCGGAAATGCTTGATACGGCGCTCAAGGAGCTGGAGGACAAATATGCTGTCCACAAGGTCACGGAAGAGGAATACTGGGCAGGCAGAAAAGCCGCATTAGAGCAGTACCGCAATGAGGAAGATGCGGAGTGGTGGAAACTTTATGACAAGGTAACGGAGCATTATGACAAGCTTGCGGACACCGAGGCTAAGGCGGCTGAAAAGGCTGCAAAAGAAGCGGAGCAGGCTAAAAAGGACGCTGAAAACGCCCTGAAAACTTCCGTCGAGGACAAGTTCCGAGAAATTGAAACCGAACAGCTGGAAAAGGGCTATGACGATAGCTGGCTCTTGGAGCAGGAACGGGCTTTCATCGAGACCCTTGACCACAATTCGGAGACTTACAAGGACTATAACCTGAAGCTTCTGAAAGAGCAGAAAAGCTATGATGACAAGGCAGCGAAAGAGGCTGAAACCGCTGCCAAAAAGCAGCGTGATGCTGTGGAAAAATCCTATGACAGCATTGTAAAAAGCCGTGACAGCCTTGCCAAGAGCCTTTCCTCGGGCGGGGATATTTTTAGCAGCTCCGAAGAGACCGACAAGCGGACGGGGGCAAAAAAGAAAAGCGGCGGTATTGACATTGACAGCTATGAGAAAAAAGCTGCTGCTAAGAAAAAACTGACATCAAAAATTGCGGAATTGTTCGAAAAGAATACTCCTGACGAGATAATCACGCAGCTTTTGAAACAGGATCCCGAAGTTGCGCTCACAAATGCAAATGACCTGTTACGTTCTCCCGACAAGTTGAAAAGATTATCCAAGGCTAATGAAAATGACGAGACATACAGCAATATTATCGCCAATATGGTCACGGAAAATTCCGACGAGTTTAAGCAGCTGGGCACAGATGCGGGAATGGTTTTCGGCGAGGGCTTTATGGCGGCTTTTCAGGCAAACTGGGAGGAGTCCTTCAAGCCTGTTTTCGATGATGATTATGTTGACACGGCGGCGGCGAATGTATCTGCTGCCAACTCTTCGGCGGCTCTTTCGGCAAATACATCGGCTGCGAACACAACGGCGGCGGACAGTCAGGACACATCTGCGTCGGTCAAACGCACATCTGCTTCAACGGGCAGCCCTGTTTACAAGGTGGTTGATCTGGACGGCAAGTATGTGGCTAAGGTTGTTGCGCAGGAAAACAAGCGGGCTAAAACTGCCAGCGGAGGTTAAAGCATGAATGATACGATTTTAAAAATCGGCAATGTGGATATGTCCGAACACGTTATATGCGAGGCTGTAGATATATCGACAGCGCCTGTGTATTCGGACAGCTTCACAGCTGTCAACGGCAAGGAACGTAAGAAATGTCTGGGTGTGAGCGTCAGTCTGTCGGCTGATTTTCAGGTGCTGTCGGACACGGTAGCAGCTGCCCTTGTGACCGCCTGCAATGCGGACGAGGTGACCGTAAAATACAAATGCCCCACGGTACAGACCAATGTGTTTGACCGCCCGACTATCCGCTGTGTGCCTGTATTTAACGACGGCACGGTGGACTATTACAACATATCCGTATCTATGACCTGCCCTCTCACGGGCTCAGGCCTTTAGCCTGCCGTACAAGATAACCTATCAGGGTACGGAATACGGTGCGGACGTACTGGCTAACATCAGGCTGAGGCGGTCGCTGGAGGGCAAGGGATTTGACGGTGTAGCCACAACGGAATTTTCCTGTGATGTATGGTCGGCTGTGCCGTTTATAGAGGGCAGCAAGGTAACGTTTAACGGCTATTTGCTGCCTGATTTTTACATTGCCCAGCAGTCCTATTCTGGCGGTGTGGCAAGCATCACGGCGTATGATCTGTGTAAAAATCTGGATATCCCCTTTGATTACAGTGGATACGATCAGTTTGAGTACACCTATGACGATGACGGCAACAAGGTTTTCGATGAAAGCAAGGCAAAGCGGTATCCCACGTCTCAGATAGTGGGGGCGATCGCCAATCAGTGCGGTTTCACCGAGGGCGGATATTCGGGGCGCATGGCACAGCTGTGCTATCAGGATTTCGCAGGCAAGACGTGCAGGGTCATACTCAGCGACCTGTCACACAATGATGTGGGATACTGGCATGACGGCGGCGGTGTGCTGGCATTTGTGCCTTTTTCTGCGCCCTCTTCGGGGCTGGATATGCCTGCGGAAAGCGACAGGGCGGAGGTCATCAGGCGGGGCACCAAGCACATTACGGGGGTATATGCCGCTGATGAGGCATATGGCAACGAGTATGCCTCGGGCTCCGACTGGCGGCACACGGAGCGCATTTCGGGACGGTATCTGACTGAGGCGGCTGTACAGCAGATGGTATCGCAGATAGTCGGCAGCGGCGGTGAGTACGCATATCACGGCTGGGAATGTTCGCAGATAATCACTGATTATTTGTACAACATTGGTGATTTCATCGCATACGGCGGCGACAATCTTCCTGTGCTGAGTGTTGATTTTGATTTCACGGGACTGGGAATCGTGGCTGATGTTTCTGCGCCTGAGGCGGATTGCAGTTTCAGCGAGTATCATGATCTGTACAGCAGGGCTATTGAAAATCGGGTAAAGTTGGGCAAGAAACATGGCTGCATGATGTTCGGTGAAAACGGGCTGAGTTTTGTGTGCCAAAAGGAGGCGAAAGTCAACAGTGGCTGAGCATTATGACCCCTCGGAATATGAGGACCTGGGCGACAAGCTTATCCGTCAGCGTGACAGCGACGAGATTTTTTGTCTGTATCCGCTGCTGTCTGTAACATCTAATGAAACAGAAACGGCGGGTACAAAGGTATTTGAATACGAGCCGTACATTATTACGGTAACGTATGATATTGACGGCGGGAAACGCAAGAATGCACACTGGACACGGACATATAAGGAGGCGGGCGGATGATTTTAGACGGTGGGATTATTTTACAAGCGTTGGCAGGTGCTGATGGCTGCGGCGGTCTTCTGCTCATGGCCCTCTCGGGTGGATCCAGGGGAATATCGCCCGCTCTGCCGCCAAGCATACCGCAATCGGTGTCGTATTATAACTACGAATCCAGTGTATCGGACTATGAGTATGACGGCAGTGAGTATCACTATTTTGACAGTGTTACGGTACCTGCTGACAGCATTGTATTTACGTATTATTACAGCTGGACGGATGATGACGGCAAGTATCATTACTGGTATAAATACCGTATATGGCAGCTGATCATTGAAAACATCGACACAGCGGATGAAGAGGTTGTTGGCGTGGTAGATATATATGCAGGCAGGGAGTACCGTTTCCGATTAAACGCAAAGGGAGGCAAATAACATGGCTGATATCATTACACTGCCGAAGCCTGACAGCGTAGAGTACGCTGACGTGGATAATTACAATGGTCTAATAACGGAGCACTATAATGTGGGAAAGGACGATGCGTATGATTTGAAGGTAGGAGTATCGTTTAGTAACAAAGGCACGCCGAACGAGCAGATAACAGGCCTGAGTTTTTACGATAAAAACGGACAATATACTGGATACGTTTCATTCAGTGGATTCTATGTGGGGTAATTCAAAATGAATAGAAGACAATTTTTAGGACGAGTTTTTCAGTCCATGATATCGCTGCATAATTCCTATAGCGAATATGGCATATATCATTCGTGGCGGCAGTATCAGGAAATGAAAACAAATGTTACTATTTATTTTAGATATCGAACCGGAAGAAATGCGAATTACGATCCTAATTCTTCCGGGAGCTCTGAGTATAACTATTCTAGCATCCCTTATACTGCAAATAATGGTCCGATAATTGGCATTTACAACGGCGATACATTGATATATTGTTCTGCGTATTATCAAGGTACTACTTTGACAAATACTTTAGGAACGTACGTCAGTATGAAATTGCCGGCAGGTACCTATACCATTAGGGTCATGCGATTGGGAAAAGGTCTTGTTCTCGGCGAGAGCGGCGAATCGATGACGTTTACCGTCGATCGTTTTGATCGAACGATTGACCCGTACACTGGCGAATACAACAAGTATAACAACTATGGCTATATCTCAGAACCCTCTAAGCAGGTTTACTTTGACTTCGATTATGAAGGATTGTCGTTCGATGTAAAAATCCAGACTATTGACCTCGGCACAAATCTTTTGAATGTTGACGGGGTTGAAGTTTGGGACTATATATATCCATCGTATGAAGAGGTTAAAGCGGAGGTCGAAAAAGTCCATTTACAATATGTACCCGACGATACAGACTGGACTTACACATTGGCTCAATATGTTGAAGACGGGGATTTCAATGCTTACGGAGCAGGTGGACTTCCAGTTCCATATGATATGTGCATACATAATGCACAAATTCAAAATAGCAAAATTGTGCTTAGTATTTATAATAATATAGGTCTAGATCAATCAAGCCCACGTGGAACAATGGACGTGACTGATATGGTCGGAGTTACAACTCCAGTTGGATATTATAAGTGTTATCAACGAGAAGGCGTGGATTATGATCCGATGACTGCCGATCCCAAACATTTAACTTCTGATGCTTACGTATTAAGTCTACAATCGTACGTAACGTTAGATGCTAAACGTATGCGGTATATACATCCTACTTCTGAAGAGCAGATAAAGACTGCAAATTATAGAGTTCTGGGGCGGGGCAATGCGGGTTTATCGAATTTCAGCACTGGTGTATATGGTACTACATATCCAATCTCCGTAGTACGTGGTAATCAGAATTATAGCTACGACGTAACCCGTATCGTAAAAACAAACACCAGGTCTGATGTATTTTTCAATTATGATCCAGTTACCGGTACTTCTGATAAGCATCTCATAGAGTATGTGCCAGTATTGTCGGTTCAATATTCTGAGTCTTATTACTATTTTCGATATAAGCCGTCTGATAGCAATAGTGTGTATAATGAACAGAGTTGGAGTGGCGGTGGAAATATACCATGGCATCCAGATCCGTATACACCAGAGAATTGCGTTACCATTCGTATCAATGATGTTGTTGATAGGTTATTCCCCCCAGCCCAAGAAGCGTTAAACGATGCGTTATTGCATTGGGACAAAACAGCTGACGACGGTTTTGAGCATTGGTTTGAAAAGCATACACAAACCACAAATCTGGGATTTGTAGTACCATTGGATCTGATATTTAATCCGTCAATGCAAAATGCTGGAGATTTTCCCGTCTATTACTACGATCATTCTAAATTTGTAAATTCTCAATTTACAGTAACCCCTGTTGTCGATAGTTACGGAGATCTTAGAAGGATCGATGTTAAGATGGATTATCCGCCGCGTAATGGGGATTATGAGACTCTGAAATCATTAGCACTTCATAGATCAGTACCCACCGCTCCCAACTTCGACCTTAGTGACTACGAATTTGCTGCTGATATGACAACTGGCTGGGTGAACACAAACAACGGTCCTCTGGTGTTAAGACAGACCGTTATAGACATTGACTTGTCAGATGTGCCTGACCACCAGATAACACCAAACTGATTTTAAGAGGAGGAATTTATATGATAACAACTCGGGAAACAACCGTAAATGTCAGCGGTCTGACCGTTGCCGAATTTGACCGCAGATATCCATATTTTGCGGTAAGAAACGATAGCAGCGCACCTGTGTACATTTCCACAGTAAATGCGAATTGCACGGCAGGCGCTGACGGCGTTGTTGCGGTGCCAAAAGACGGCAGCGTAGTCATTGCAAATTGCGGTGATATTTTCGGCGACGGCACACTGTACCTCAACGGCAGCGGAGCTGTTACTATTATGGGACAGTATGACGGTGGCAACCGTTTTAAGGTAGCCAAGAAGGGGGGTGATGGCGGATTGAAAACAGGCGGATTAACGTTGTATGGACAGGTCCTGCCGATTTATGCGGTGGGAGAAGCTGTTGATATTGCAGATACGGAGGTTATAGGATAATGGGAAAGCTTTACAAATATCAGCCTACGCTGGGTATGTCGAAAGATGACAGGACACAGGCTAACTACACTGCCAAAATTATTGCATGGTTACATTCTGTGGAAGATTTGCTGACGACTGTCGCTGACATCACATATACTGAGACAGGCTGCACACTGACGCCGAAGTTTGCCAATATCAACGACAAGGTTATTGCTATTGAGGTGAGCAGTAGTAGTCAGTACATAGTGTCAACCAAGACAGGCAATCAGTCTCCTGCTTGGCAGTCACATAGTGTCGCACTGAGCGGCGACCCATATTTGTATATCATCTCTGATACAGATATGGTTGGACTGGGTTTTGGCACGACCCCTTGGTGTTGCAGCATTCATTCTGCCACCAAATTCGACGGCACCGAGTGTGGCGTTGAAGTTGATACATCTAGTGCAGGTTTTATTTGGTTTGTCGGAAACGGGATTATCAATGGCAATCTCTCCTACTATGGAGCTGACGCAGTGGGGACAACTGCATCGTACTGCATTAAGCCGTTTACATTCGCAGCTTCCGGTTTAATCCAAAGCCACGTTATGCACGCTGATGGCGGAATGGAAAAACCCGTCCGCGGCAGCATCTTCACAATCGGTGACGATACGTACGTTAGTATGTTTGGCAATTTCGTTCTGAAGGTGTAAGGAGGAATAAAAATGAAAAGAGTAAAAGAAATTTCCGTCACGGTTGGAGCGCTGCTCGCATCATGGCTGGGTATCCTGTATGTACCCATGCTGATACTTATTGCTTGCAACATCATCGACTACATAACTGGGCTGTGTGCTGCCAAATACCGCAGCGAGGCTATCAGCTCGTACAAATCGTTTCGTGGGATAGCTAAGAAGATTTGTATGTGGCTGCTGGTTGCGATAGGTGCTATGCTCGACTGGCTGCTGTCATATGCCGTCGGCACGGCGGGAATATCCATCGGGCTTAATTTTGTTGTCGCTTCTGTAGCGGCAGTATGGCTCATTGCCAACGAGATAATTTCAATTCTCGAAAATATACGTGATATAGGCACGCCATTGCCGCCTTTTCTTATGAAAATTGCGGAGAGTGTGAAGAAGTCAGCTGAGAATAAGGGGGACGATGACGATGAGCATTAACATCAAAATGGATACGGGCACCGCCAACACTACTGTTGCAAATGGACGGTCCATCGAATGGATAGTAATACACTATACAGCAGGCACATCGTCAGCTGCGGGAAGTGCACATAATCTTGCGGCATGGTTCAGAGCGGGGGCAAACCCCGCAAATCCTGCCAGTGCTGATTTTATCGTTGACGATGAAAATGTAGTCTGCTATAATCCCGATATCGCAAACCGCTATTCGTGGGGTGCGGGCGGTGCGAAATACACCAAGATGTCCACCTCCGAGGGCGGCAAATATTATGGCGTGTGTCGAAACAGCAACTGCATTAACATTGAGATTTGCAGCAACAAGAAAAACAGGAAGTCTCTGAGCGCAGATGACACGGACTGGTATTTCACCGATGCAGAGCTGGCATTGGCAGCTGAGCTGGTCAAGCATCTGATGAAAACATACGGCATTTCTGCTGATCATGTTATAATGCACCACCAGGTGACCGGCAAGCTGTGCCCTGCTATGTGGACACATTCGGAGGCAGAGCTTGAGGACTGGAGAAAGTTTCAGAAAATGTTTTCATCGAAAACGTCAAAATCTGAGGAGATGTTTTATGTGCAGGTAGGGGCTTTTAGTTCCAGGGAAAATGCCGAGGCATATTTGGCAAAGGTCAAAAAATATTATCCAGGCGCATTTATTAAGGTGATGTAAAAATTTTCTCCCGCTCTCGGTTGAGGGCGGGAGATTTTTTGTTTAGGGAAAAGTAAAAGCGCCGAGAAGTTATTCTCGACGCTTTTTGATTACCATACAGCCGCATATTATCGAAACGGTTTGTATGTTTTTGTTTTGGCTCCCCAATTCGCATACAAGCCGAAGTATCGTCCAAAGGGAGGGCGAGTGTACTCGCCCCTTCCCTACAATTAAAGATGATGACAACCTTGTCATCGTACAGATAAACTGAATTTACAAAGGTATCTACAAGTTTGCGTTTACTGTCGTCCAATGAAAGGTCAAGCCTTTTCATCTCTTTCAGCCATTCCACTACCTGCTCCCTTGTAATTATCTCCTCTTGGATTTCCTGCTTGATTATATCTGTTTCAAGTTCCGTCCTCTGAGCTTCCAGCTCTTCAAAGCGCTGCTTGGTTTCTCTTGAAACAATACCCATCTCCATTGCCTTGACTAAATTATTTATACTCTGATGAATCTCAGCCAACTGCTTCTGCATAAGAGGTATGGTAGTGTTTTCTTTCTCCTGCAATCTCATTACGCTGTCGGCAATATCGTTTATCAAATCCTCCTTGAACATCTTGTCCATAACATCATTCAGTACGATTTCTTCAATATCTGCCTTGCGTACAGTTTTCTTGTGACAACCTTTGTGCCTTTTTACACCGGTACATTTATAATAGTTGTACTTAATCTGCTGTCTGCTTGTGCCACTCTCTCCTATCATAAACTCACCGCAGTATCCGCAAATGAGTTTGGTTGAAAGAAAATACTCAATCTTTGCCTTAAATCTTGAACGGGAGTATTTGTTTTTCTTCAATCGTTCCTGTACCTTATTAAATAGAGCGTCAGAAACAATTCTCGGAACACCGTCGTCAATAATTATGTCACGGTATTTATACTGACCCTTGTATTTTACATTACTGAGCATTGATGTGGCACTTGTCTTGGTTATAGGTTTTCCCTTACCGCTTCGCACCCCATTGTCATTCAGATATTTTACAATATCCTTTACCATCTTACCGCTTGAATACATTTCAAAGGCTTCCTTTATAAAAGGTGCAACCAATGTGTCAAGCTGATAATGTTTGTTCTCGTCAATTGTGTACCCTATTGTCAGAGAACCGCCGTTATACTGACATTTGAGTGCGTTATCCGTCATACCCCTTATAACTTTTTCTGAAAGTTCTGCGGAATAATATTCGGCGTAACCTTCAAGTACAGATTCAAGAATGATACCCTCTGCACCCTCCGATATAACCTCGGTTGCGGATATTACCTTAACTCCGTTCTTACGAAGCGTAGCCTTATAATGTGCCGAGTCATATCTGTTTCTTGCAAATCTGTCCAGTTTCCAAACAATGACCACATCGAAAAGCTCATTTGCACTTTCCTTAATCATTCTCTGGAACTCAGGGCGGTTGTCTGTTTTAGCGGACATCGCCCTGTCTATGTATGTACCAACCAGTTTAAAACCTTTGCGTTCCGCAAATGCCTTACATTCACGGAGCTGACCTTCGATACTCTCTTCACGTTGGTTATCACATGAGTAACGAGCATAAATTACTGCCTTCATTGCTACCTCCTTATTGTCGTTGCGTTGTTGGTTTTCTTTATTTAATAGTATATCACTTTCAAAAGATTTTGTCAACGCTTTAAAGCGCTAAACCGCATTTTTTATTTAAATTAATAGAGGATAGAATTCAGGCTGTTTTTTGAGCCTCTTTCTCCTTTTTACGAAGATATTCTTCCCAAAAACGCTTACCACGTTCCGTTTTATAAAAGGCAGCTATCTCTGTCATCAAAACAGAAGCCAGTGATTCTATTTCTTCCTGAGAAAGATTTTCTTTATACTCTGTCTGGCGCGTCATAATCGTCACCTCCAAATCCTTTTCGTCACACCCAGCCAAGCATTTCTTTGGCAATCCATATCAGGAAGATATTTTTATGAAAGGTTATGTATCTGTATCGGGTCTTACCTATCCTCTTTTCTAAACGGTATCTCACTTCCCCTGACTTATGTTTGGTTGATTTTATAAACCTACCCTTTGCAAGCATTCTGAGAACTCTCTGCATATTTACCTTGCATTCCTTTTCGGCAAATGAAACCATATCATTTGCGGCAATAACCACACTCGGAATAAAATAAACATATTTATCGTCATAATACCCAGCAAGGATTTTATGACGAATAACATCATCTTTCTTACTGATGTGCAGAAGATAATATCCATCGCTTCTCATAATATAACTAATGGTATTCATAAAGCTGCAAACCTCTTTATTCATCTTCATACTTGCCACCTCTCTTTTCTGCAACAAGCAATGCCATCGTCAGTATTCCGACAGTACCGCCGAAAACAGCACCTAATATAAAATGTATCATAAAGGTATTCCTCCATTAAATTGCTTTGCGTTTTACGGTTCGTCCATCTGCGGCGAGTTTGTCAAGACGTTCCCGTATATCCGAAATGCTTTTTCTATCCTCGTTAAAAAGCTCACGCTTTTCTTTATCAGTACCAAACCTGAGATAATCTGAAAGGTATTCTATGTAACCCTGCTTTTTCAGGCTCTCCACGAAAAGCGGGTGCAGACTTTCAGAAGGATTTTTAGGAGCGTATATTTTTCTCCATTCAATCAGCTTATTAAGGTATTCATCTACAATGGCAGTTGCATTTTTAAGCCACGCCTTGTACTCATTTTCTGCCTGCATTACCTTGTTCACAGGAACGGCGATTTCCCCGTCGAAAAGGTGCAGACCAAAATCATAGCTGATTTTCTTTGCGGCTTCAATCTGTGTAAGCCCAAAGAGCTTTGCGGTAAAACCTGTGCAATCTCCAGTTTCCCCACAACCGAAGCAATAAAAATGATCGTCATAGATTTTCAGGCTTGGTGTACCGTCCTCGTGAAAAGGACAGCAAGCCATACCCGAACGGTTCATCTGCAATCCATAGAACTTTGCAACGTCCTGCATTGATACCCTGTCCCTTATTTCACCAAAGACATTATTCAATAACACAACCCCTTTCTTTTTCTCTGAATCTGAAAGGGGTAATATTTTGGCGAGGTACAGAACAATTCGGCAAGTGATTGTCTGCGGAATTATCCCTTTCATATATTCCGGTCACTCATACCCCTGTTTTATAACCCTAATCTACAATTTCCGCTATTTGCACAACAAAAACATATATTCAGCTTACTCTGATTGTAGCTTTATACAAAGTTGCAGGAACAGGTTATATTTTAACGGTGTAACTGACCTTAACTATTAGAGGGGATAAATCTTTTCGCTACTCGCCACAGCAAAATGAATTTATAGGTGCCGCCCATACGGGCAAAATCCTCTGAAAATGAGGAATACGTATTTTTTTGTTTTTAGTATGCATAGCAAGCACAGAAAGAATACGTATTCTTTCACAAATCGCCGCATTTTCGAGGATTACCCCTCAAAAATGCACATTCAGGGAACCCTTACCCTGAATGTGGCTCTCTCATATTTTTAGGCTCTGCCTAAGACCGAAAACAATAGTGGAGGTGTATTT